GTGCCGGTATCTTTCTGGATCGTGCCGTCGGCGGCGAGTTTGACCACGTCACCATAGAAAATGGAGGTGGTGTAGCCGTCGAGGATGGTGAGGGTTTCAAAGCCCTGGGTATTGTAGGCAGCGCCCTGGTTCTGGACCGGGATCATGCCATACGGAGCTGCGGCAGCAGCCATGGGAGTGCTCCTGAGAGATGCGAAAGCCCGCTTATCGGGCCTTCTGGCCAAATACGACTTGGCGTCTCTTCTCGGCGACTTTCTTCATGCGCTCGTCATCGTCGCGCATATAGTTGTCTTCCGCGGCGTCGGTCTTCGCCCTCGTGAGATTGGCGTAGTATTCCCGACGCTGTTCGACCATCTCGGTCGGCATCTTGCAGAGGATCAGGCCGCCGACTTCGACGAGCCCGGATTTCTGCCGGAGGCCGGCCTGCGACATCATCTCGGGATGGTCTTCGGCTTGCACCGCTTCCCAGCCCTCGCGAAGGCGCTTCTGATAGGTCCGATCGTCCGACTCATTCCGGATTTCGGTGCGGCACCATTTGAACGTCCATCCGTCTTGCGGGATGGGATCGGGCAGCATCGAGGAAGGTTGCCAGACTCGCGGTCTTTCCGAGTGTTGACGTGTTTCAAGCGTGCGCGGCGCGCGGGTCGCGGGGACGACGACTTCGTCGAAACCCCAGGGATCGTAGGCCGTGTCGCTCATCGTGCGCCTCTCTCATTCTGACTGTCGCGCTGCATCCGTTTCAGCTTTTCGGCCGCGTAGGCCTGGGGCGTCACGTTGAGCCGCTTGGCGATGCTAAGCTCGGAGCGCGTCAACTCTACGGTGCGCGGATTGGCCGGGCGGCGTTCTTCGCTTTCGCGGGAACTGTCGGCTACCGTGTTCGACCGGCGGGGGGTAGAGCGCTCCTGCTGGCCGCCGTCCGTATCGAACGGTGTGTGATCTGGATACAACGCTTTGAGCCTTCTGTCCAATTCTCGTGTGTAGGCTTCGCTGTTGGGGTCGACACCGCGCTCGGTGAGCGTCCGGTTGATGTCGAGCGCGTCGCGGCTTTTCTCGTTGCCGCCGTTCGGATCGAACCAGGTGCCGTTCTTCTGCACCCATGACAGCGCTCTTGGCGCGATACTCGGGGCCTGGCGCTGCTGCGGCGGTGGGGTCGGTGCTGGCGTGGGTTGCGGCGCCGGCTGGCGCGTCTTGATCGCCACCAGTTCGGCCTGCGCCATGCTCAGGTCGGCGGTGGCCTTGGCGATCTTGCCGCCGTCGCCTTCCATGTGCGCCGCCTCGAGGCGCCGTGTGGCGTCGGCGATACGCGCTTCGCGTTCAGCCGTCATCGAATTGACCAAGGCGGTATTGCCAGCGTCGGTACTCTGGCGATAGCGCGCCAGTTCGGCGTCCTTGGCCTGGATCAGCGCCACGGCGGCGTCACGCTCGCGTTGCGCCGCTTCCCGGCCGCGTCGCTCGGTCTCGGTTTCGAACTTCAGCCGATTGATGCGCTTCTGGGTGTTGGCCGACAGGTTGCGCAGGTCTTCTTCCTGCACGTCGAGCGGGTGCTCAACCTCGGTCGGTCGGCCGCGGTCTTCCTGCGGCGTATCGTCGACTTCGATGATCTCGAAATGGTTCGGATCCTTGTCGTCGAGACTGACGCTGACGGTATCGGGAAGGTCGTCGGCACTATTGGGCAGGTCGTGCAGGCGCGTCCGATCGCCGGTCGAGGCCTGGAATTTACCGCGGGCCATGCTCAGAGCCCTCCGACATGGGCGCCATCGGGCACCGTTCCGGTGATCTCATCGTCGGTGAGCATGCGGTACTCGACCATTTCGCCGGATTCAAGGTCCTTGGACTTGAAGCGCTGGCCGGCGTAGCGCGAAAACAGCACCGTATCGCCCTCCTTGCACCACGGCTTGCCGAGAATCCATTTGCCGGTCTCGGGATCCTGCCAGCCGAAGCGCCGGATGTCCTTGTAGCAGAGCTCGCCCTGCTGCAGCACCTTGCCGACCACGGCCGCAGCGCGCTCGCGCTCATTGACGACGCTGGGGATGATAATGCCGCCGGCGGAGCGCTCGGCCATGGTCGGGAGCGCCACCAGCATGCGGGCGCCGACCGGATCGGGCAAAATTACCATTTCGGTCTCGGAATCGAGGTCCGAAGGCGGTTTTTGGGGTGAAAAATGGCCCAAAGTCGATGGATTTAGGGGGTTTTTGGGGTGCTGAAGCCCGGAAATCGGTGCAGCTTTAGTCGGATTCATGGCTTCGTTGGGGCTCCTGGGTCGTCGGATTCAGCCTGTTCGCTCAAGAATTCGACCAGTTCCTCGAGCAATTCGTAGCGTGCTTGTAGCGCGGAATGCTTCTCTTTGTCACGATTCTTCAAAACCGCATCGCGCGCGTTCTCCAGACGGGTCTTGATTTCGCGGTCGATGGTGCTCATGCAAACACCGTCGATTTTGGCGGACGTGCCGACTTCTTATGCACCAGCAACCGGCAATAAATCGACACCTGCTGCTTCAATTCGATGCCTTGGCGTGCCTGCCCGGTAACCTTATCGATGATCTGGGCTTCCTGATCATGGTACTCGCTGTACTCCAGCACCGGCCGCCGCCGCCATTCGAGGCACCAGAAATCTTCGTCATTGATGATCGAGGTCATCTTGGCGCTGAACTCGCCAAAAACCTTGGCGCAACCAATGTCTTCGCACTCTTCCTGCGTCAAGCCGACATAGCTGACCTTGAACGATTCGTATTCGGCACCGGCGGCATTCCATGCCATCGCCGGGCCGTCCACCATGCGGACGTCGGTTCCGACCGTCAGCACGACATTGCCGGCGGCATTCTTCACTTCGATAGCTTCATCAGACATCAGGCGGCTCCTCCTGAGGGTTGGTTGGCTGCGGCGCTATCAGCGGCAACCTTGGCGACGAGCAATTTGGCCATGTGGCCCATGACGCCCTGCGTCAGGTCGGACGACATCTCGGCTTCCGCAATCTGCTCGTTGCTCAGCAAGGTTTTCGAGCTCAGTTCGGCGGCGAGCACGGCGCGATCGGTCTCCGACATCTCGCGGAAAATCATGGTCAAGGCGTTGGCGAGACGATCCTGGCCCTTGGCGTCGAGCGTGGCCATATTGTAGATGAACTTGTTGCGCTCGGCCGCTTCCTTGATGTCGAGCGCCCGGGTTTCGTTCTGGATGACGGGATCCTGCAGGTTTTGCTGCGCCAGTTGCTGCTCGGCCGTCGCCTGGTTGGCGTTGAGCAGCTTGTCGGCGGCGCCTGCGAGGATCGCCGACGTGGTATTCGACATCGTCGGGCAGCGGCTTGTCGGGCGGCGGCATCGGCACGCCGAGCTGCTGCTCGATCTCCTGCCGGTATTCGAAGGCCATGTGCTCGAGCACATGCGCCTGCATGGCGGCCTGGATGCCGGGCGCCGCCGGGTTGTTGGTCAGCATCTTGATGATCTGCGGGTCCTGCGCCGCGGCCATGTGCACGGTGATATGCGCCTTGTGGTCCTGCGCCGGGCCGGCCTTGACCGGCTTGCCGTTGAGAATATTCATGTTCTCGGTCACCGGATCGGCTGGCAGCGTCTGGCTGGACGGCGGCAGGTAGAGCGTTGCTTTGTCGGTGCCCATGATGGTGATGGCATCGCGGAACAGGGCCGGGGCGTCCCAGCCAATGGACGGCGCGGCCTGGTACATCTGGATGACGGCCTGCACCACCATGATGCGCTGCGCCATGGTGGTAGCGTTCGGGTCGGCCACCGGGATGACGGCGACCTTCTGGTAGTTATAGTCTATATCCCTTGTAGACTGTGCCTCGTCCGGCTCGAGCTCGAAGGCGTAAGGCACCTCGCCCATGAAGTCCTTGACGATCTCGGCGATGACCTTGAATTCGTTCTTGAAAGACTCGTAGAGGCGCTGCTGGACAGCGCTCATCACCTTCATGCTTCGCTCGATAATGGCAAGCGTGGTGCCGACCGGCATGTTCTGGCCGGTCATGTCGGTGATCTTCATGTCGGCGACGGAACCGATGCGGCGGCCCTCGTCGACGATCTGGCCGAGCAGCGCGGCCAAGACAGTGCTTGGCTCCTTGTAGGGCAGCGCGAAGAAACTCTGCTGCAGCGTATCCATGCCGACATCGACATCGCGCCATTCGCCCGGGCCGATCGGGGTCGAATCGTCCTTGACCCGCGCGGCCTTGGTCTTGTAGCCGGCCGGCAGGTTGGAGAGCGTGCCGGCGTCGACCAGCTGGCGCAGCAAGGACGTGGCGCTCTCGGTCAGGCCGCCAAGGATGTTGATGAGGCCGATACCGTACGGGCCAAAACCCGGCATGTACTTGTGCTGCACCAGATTGACCTGGCGGTCAAAGGCCTTGTCGCCCTGTTTCCAGTTGCGTCGGATCGCCAGCACTTTCTGGCTGACGGTATCGACGGTAATGACATAGGGCACCGGCAGCTTGGTGGTATTCTCCTGATCCTCTTCGAGGTACCAGTCGATATTGGATTCGTAGAGGCGGTGCAGGTAATCGTCGCCGGTGCTGGTGTTGCTGCGGCCCTCGATACGGTCCTTTTCCTCGGTGATATCGTCGGTCTTGACGATACCGGTACTGATATCGCCGATATCGCGGTAAAAACCTTCGGCGATCTTGGCTTTCAGCCAGTTGGTGGTCTTGTCGAGAATGACGGCGAAGCGCTCGGTACTTTCGAGGCTCGAGGCCGAATAAGGCATGACGACGTGCTCGGGCAGCACATATTCGGCCGCCGGAAAACCGCGTCTGGTATCGAAGCGGAACTTGCGGAAGGCGGTACCGGCGAGCGGCAGGTTGAACAGGAGCATATCGGTTTCCTGCCGATAGCCCTTGATCTTTTCGCGCGTCAGCCAGTTGAGGTCGGTCTCGACGCGCCGGGCCTGGGCTTCCTTGGCGTCGGTAATGCGCCCGATGATCTCGGTCTTCACCGGGCCGCCGGCCGGGAAAATGTCCATCATCTCCTGGGCGTTGAAGCGGATGACGGATTCGAGGAGCATCGGATGGAAGGCACCGCAGGCCCCCTCCCACGGGTCGGTGCGCTGCTCATAAGTCAGGCCGAGGAGATTGAGACCGCGGGCGTAGGTTTTCTTCCATTCACCTCTTGAGCGGTCGTCCTCGTCGGTAATGCGCACGATCTCGCCGCCGAGGCGACCGAGATCCTGGTCGTTAAGCAGCGGGGTGAGATCATCGCTGAATTGCAATTGCGGCGGGGGCGGCTTGGGTGGCCCATCGAGATTGATCGTCGCGCCGCCGGTCTCGTCATTGGGCGTGACGGTGGCGTTTGACAGATCGAATTCGTCGGCGTCATTGGTGCCGATTCCGCCGAGGCGTGAGGCGTCAGCCATTGGGAAGTCCTGCCTCTTTGCACCGGCGCCAAGCGTCGAGAACGCAACACACCTTGCGCGGTAACGGGGCATCGCTATGGAACCAGCGCCTCATCGTGCGCTCCGACACGCCCACGAGATCACCGAAATCGGCTTCGGATATGTCGAGCACGTCGGTCAGTATCTCCAACCCGCGCTTCGGATCGCCGTCGCCAAGCGCATGGTCGACCCAGTTATTCATTGACATAAGCCTTTGAAAACGCTACTATCTTCGTCAAAAAGGGCCGGGTTTCGCGCATCAGTAGTACCTCTTGCGCCGGGCGCGCGGCGCATCGCGCTCTTCTTCCTCGTCGTTCTCGGTGCGGATCAGGCCGCCAGCGCGAAAACGCAGCAGGGCCTGCACGGTCGAGTCCACCAGGTCGTCGGTCATGCCGTTCGGGAACTCCGCGCATTCGGAAATCACGTCCTGAGCGAAACGCCGGTCAGGTGCCCACACATAGCCGCTTGCGAAGATATCGGCAATGAGATTGGCGCGAGCGATCTTGTCGTTGGGCACGGCGCGACTGCCGCGGCTCGAGCCGGTGAAATCCTCGGCCGGGATGCCCATGGCGCGGAATTCCTGCAGCAACTGCATGCCGGCGGACTTGTTTTCGATCAACAGGCTATCCGGCTGGCTCTCCTCGTAGAACTGCTTGGCCTTCTGCTTTAGTTCGGGGAATTCCATGCGCGCCTTGTAGGCGCTGAGCAGAATCAGGTTGTTGATGGTCTTGCCGGTCTTGGGATCTTCGGCCCGGAACACGCCCCACTCGGTCATGGCGCTGGGGTGACTGCGATCATTCTTGCTCGCCGCGCAGTCCCAACTTTGGATCAGATAATCGCAGGCCGGCGGGTCGAGATTGTTCCAGGCGGCGGCGTGCTGCGGCCCGGGGCAACTGGAATGGCCTTCCTTCAGGTCGACCTCGCGGTCCTCGCCCCAGATGCGCCAGTAATCGCGCTTCAGGATGGCGGACTGCTCGCTCGTGGGCTGTTGCTGATACTGGGCCCTGAATTTTAGCGGGCCGATTTCTTCCCTTGTGTCTCTGAGCTCTTTAAGGCTCCAGAAGCCAGGCCACATCGGGCGCTCGGTCAGCAGGCCCTCGTCGAGAAGGGCCGGGAGTTCGATGACCTCCCAGTTATCGCCTGAATCACCGGCGCTGCGCTGGGTCATTTTGTCGATGAGGCGCCCGGTTAGATCACGGCGTGACCAACGAGTCATGACGATGAGCAGGCTGGCCCCGGGTTGCGCGCGCTGCCGAATGCCTGACGTGTAGTAATCGTAAACACTATCGAAGATGGCCGGGTTGTATTCGGCCTGTTTAGCCTGCTGCTCGTCATGTGGATCGTCGACTACGCCAAGATCAAATCCCCGGCCAGTCACGCGGCCATTGACCCCGATGGCAAAATACGAACCGCCTTTGTTTGTATGCCACTCGGCGGCGGCCTTACTGTCTGCAGCTAGTCTTATGTCTGGAAAGATTTCACGGTACGCCGACACTTTCATGCTGTCGTCAGATTCTTTGTCTTCTCCGTCGATCATATTACGAACTTGTCGACCGAAGCCGGACGCCAGACTTTCAGTATTGGCCACCTCAATAATCTTCTTGCGTGGGAACTTACCTAAAAACCACGCAGGCAATAGTATAGAAGCGAACTGACTCTTGGTGTGGCGCGGTCCTAAATTTACGATAATTCTTTTACCGCGCTCGTAGACGACTTTCTCGAACGCTTCGGCCATTATTCGGTGGTGCGCGCCTAAAATGAAATCCGGCCAGACGCGCTCAACGAACGGGATGAAATGTTCCCGTGCGGCTTCTATCTTTTTGAGGTGGTCGCGCTCTTCCAGAAGTTGCAAGACCCGAGCCTTCTGGCCCGGGTCCAAGTGCGCAATGTTGCGCAGCGCGTAGTTGAGATCGGCGTCGGAGATCACTCGTGCCGCCAACCAACGATTGGTCGCACGACTTTAACCTCTGGCTTGCCGGGACCCCAGCCCACACCGGTGATCGGGCCCCAGCCTTTGCCGGCGTCCGGGCCATGCTTATCGCGCAGCGCCTGCTTGAATTCCTCAATGTTCTTGTTGGCCCGATCGATGTGCGTACGCGGGTCGGCAAGACGATGGTTCTCGACGGTCGCCGCGCGCTCACGTTCGTTGGCGACCTCGATCGGCATGCGGTAGAGCGCCATGCCGGTCGGCCTGACCTTGATTTTGTCATTGCCAAGGTTCGGCTCCGGCAGCATCGGGTCGTCAACCGGCGCCAGTTGCCAGCCTTTCGCCTCGATGGCTGTCACATGATCTAGGTCCAGATCCTGCGACATCGGCACAAGAAGCCGGACCCACCGGTACTTGTACTCGGTCATCAGGCGGCCTTCGGCGGCTCGGTGCCGTCGGGCAGCGCCGCGGCTTCTTTCTCGGCAGCTGTCCGGGCTTCGCCGGCCTCGCGCTCGGCCCTGAGCTTGTCGATCATCGGCTGCGTGACGCGATTGAGATCGTGCTTGTCGGCCTCGTGATCATTCTCGGCGATGATGGCCCGGACCTTATCGTCGAAATCATGGGCGGCGACTTCGATCGGGGTGGCGAGCGGCGGAGGCGGCGTGTCGGTATGCAGCCCGATCGGCATGGCGGCGGTAACGCCCGGGGCGAAGGCCGTGAGGTCGGGGCCCGGCTCGGCCTGGGCCGCTACGCCCTTGATGTTCACGACGTTGGTGTCGAAATCGGCGCCGGTGAAATAGGCGGCAGCGTCGGGCGCGGCTTTCTGGACGCTGGGAAGATCGCTGGCGCGGCTGATCGGCACGCTGCGGTGGTCGACGGCGATGAAGTCGGTTTTTAGGTTGGTCAGGAACTCGTTCCTGATGACGTCGGCGGGTTTCATTTCGGGTTTGTGTCCTTGGGCTGATGGCGGATGAAGTTGCGCAGCTTGCCGCGCAGAATATGCCAATGGTAGGCAATTCCGCGGCGCTGGTCGAGGTTCCAATAGGCGTCGCCAAACCGCCGGTGCAACCAGGCAAGGCCCTCCGGGCTTTCCATGTCGTCATCGGTCCAGGTGCAGGTGATCTTGGAACTACCGAATACGCGCATGGTCAGCTTGAGCTCGTGGTCCTGATCGCCGCTGCGGCTGTAGAGGTCTTCGTAAATGAACGGGATGAGCTTCTGCAGCCTCGTGACGACATCGGCCGGATCGGGCTCCTCGCCGTCGGCGCGGCTGACCACGACGTCGGTTTGGTCGGGCGTGTCGTAGATCTGGAGCGTGTAGAGCAGGCCACCACCGACCGGCGGCCGGCTGAACGGAACGATGTCACCCATGCTTCTGATCCTCCGGCAGCCGCCAGAACCTCGGTTTGTCGCCGCCGGGCAGATCGCCCCAAGGATCGAGCGGGGCGCTGGAAATGGTGCGGGACATGTCGGTCGGTTTCGCGACGCGCGTTCCATGTTTCGGGGCGATGATCAGCCCGCGCTTGCGCAACTCGCGAAAGGCCTGCTGCACCGTGGTGCTGGAGCAGCGGCAGGCGAGCTGGAGCTCGTACTGGGATGGGGCTTCGCCGAACCAGAACCACGCCTCTCTTAGGGCTTCATAGACGTCGGCGTGGTAGGGGCTGAGCGTTTCGTGGACTTCGTGGGTCATTCGGCGGCCTGCCTCATTGCTACCGTAGCTTCAGCCGCCGCGATGCGCGCGTCGGCAAAATCGTAATAGGCGGCTTCCATTTCTATACCGATGAAACTGAAACCCTCAAGGACAGCGCCGCGTCCGGTCGAGCCGGACCCCATGAACGGGTCGAGGACCGTGCCGCCCGGCGGCGTGACGAGGCGGCAAAGATAGCGCATCAGGTTGGTCGGCTTCACCGTCGGGTGCGTATTGCGGTAGGCCGTCTCGCGGCCCTCGCTGATGGAACTCGGTTTGCCGCTCGTGCCGTTGGCCGTAGCGAACGTCACGACCGGTTGCTCGGGGGTGGTGATGCCGTCGTCGCGATCTTGCTTGGACGCCTTAGCCACATAAAAGAACCGCGCGGCGCTGCCGCCCTGATCTCTGGCTTGCGCGCCGTCGTTACCGCGCTTCATCGCGCCGTAAGTGTTCTGGTTCTTGCGCGTTTCGCTGCTGCTGCTGGCGTCGGCAATCTGGCCGCGCGCTTGCGGAAACGCCGCCACGACCTCATCGCTGCCATCATGAATGAGGTTCGCTGGCCACCGGCCTTCCGGCTGCTCGTAATCGCCAGCCCCGCCGCGCCGCCAAGAGTTTCCAGCTTCGGCACCCCGCATCTGTTCGCGCTCAGTCGGGGTTGCCGCATAGGCACCCCCGCCCAGGTTGTCCGAAGTTTCTACCCTGCAGCCCTCAATGTTGAGCGCCCCCGTGCCGTGTTCGGCAAGGTTGGCGGCGACCGTTCCGACTATCGGCTTGCGCGCCATGACGATCGGTTCCCATGCAGGCTTGAGCGCCGTTCCCCACCCTTCCCAGTCGCCATGCTGATTGTGAGACTTTGGAAAGCCGCTGCCGTAGACCCAACCGATCTGGTCGCGGATCTCGAACCCAGCGTCCTCGATCGGGATGACGCCGCGATGGTATGTGCGCGTGCCGAAGAAAGACAGCAGGTGCCCGCCGGGCTTGAGCACGCGCAGGCACTCCTGCCAGACGTCGACCTGCGGCACCTGATAGTCCCAAGCCTTGCCCATGAAGTTCAGGCCATAAGGCGGATCGGTGACAACCGCGTCGATGCTGGCGTCGGCGAGTTCGCGCAGAACTTCACGGCAATCGCCTTCGAGCAGTTCGACGGTCATCTTGAATAGCGGTCCCATATGTTGGCGTTACAAATGGGTAGCAGGTTTCGCGCCGGTCGTCTAGCGCTCGCGAAAGCCCTGGGCTTCGGGCAGGAGGGCGAGAGCGGCTTCGGTGGCGCGCTCGATGGCGACGCCGTTCTGCTCCGCCCATTGGATCAGGGACCTGCGGCCGCCCTGCCAGTGCGCGACCATGTCCCAGGAGCCGTCGGGCTTCTGGCGCTGGATCGCCCAACGATTGCCCGACCGCAATGCGCGGTGTTTGCGGTCGAGCTGGTACGATTGTTCGGTATCAGTCACTGCTAGCGCCGGTTGGGCGCAGCAGATCCGGCGGTACCGATCGGCGATCGAGCGGCGCGGCAGTCGGCATGTCGGTGTGCACTTCGCCTTGCGCTACAAAAAACGGATCGGGGACGTAATCGAGATCGTACTTGGCGACGGTGGCGCCGCGGTCGTTCATGACGTAAGCGATGCCAGTCTCCAGCATCATCACGTCGTCATCGCGGCCGTCAACCAAGAGGCAGACGCACCGGGCGCCCTTGGCGGTCAGCCCGGGCCGGTAATTGGCATAGCCGGTCGGGTGAATCAGTTCCTCGCCATTCGGCAGGATGTGTTTAACGGTAAGCATGTTCTTCGTCCTTCTTCTTCGTGTTACCGAGCAACGACGCTCGGGCAACGGGAAGGCTAGCTCACTTCCGGCGTGCGCGCCAGATCGATCGTGCGCACCTTGGCGAGCTCGAACAGGCCGAGCGTTTCGTGGTTGCCGAGGTAACGCCCGTAGTTGAACATGCTTGGCCAGTCGTTGTCGGGGCCCGGGATCAGGATGACGAGGGCGTCGGTAGGTTCGGCCTCGAGCCGGTCGGCGAGCTGCCTGAACTGGCTAGGGATGTCGTTCAGATTTGGGGCAGTATTGAGCGGGACGATGGTGGCGGTCACGAGCCGACCTGCTGGTCTGGGTTGTCGAGCCAGACGAATTGATCGAGCGGGAAATGCGCTCGGCAGTGTGAGCAAAACGTGCCGCTATAGAAGGACGGATCACGAGCGTAGGTCTCGGCAATGTCCTGGCTCATCTTGGTGCTGACGCCGCAGGTGTTGTGGATATACGACCGACGCACCGGGCGCACGAAACCCTTGGCACGCTCTTCGGGCGTCAACACAACGTAGCCCTTCTGTTGCCCGGTGACCGGGTCGATCTCGCGGTGGTCGGGCGTAACCTCGCCGCCGCCAGAAAGCATTCTATCGCTCATCGTTAGTTTCCTTTTCCAGTGGCTTCGAGCAGACCTTTGATCTCGGTGCGGCCCTGCAGGATGTTGTAGACCGCGGTGTCCTGAATGGTGGTCTTGTCTTCGCCGGGCCGCGCGGCGCCGATCATCCGGCCGATCGTCAGCGCCAGGATCGCCGTCAGCTCGGCGTCGCTGATCTTGCGCCGCGTCGCCGACGCCATGATATCGTGGTAAAACAACTCATGCTTCTCGGTGGCGTTTATTAGGCGTGGGGCTGGCATGCTGGCTCCTTGTGCGTGCTGGCGCGAGCGTAGTCCGGTCAGGGCCAGTTTTCAATTTTCGTTTTGCAAAATAAAAAAGTGCTGAGAGCGCGGGCAAAAAGGCTTGGCGCTAATCTGGCGGTACCTCGGCTGACCATTAGGGGGCTACCGGGTACGCCACCACCCTTGCGAATCGCAACAGTTCGCCTCGCCGGCGCGCCTGGCGAATCGCAACCCAGCGGCCCACACCGCGCCAGCTGCAGCCTCGAGCCCAACGCACAACAATAACCAGCTGTCAACCATTAACATGTAACATGCAGCAACAACACGTAACCAAAGCGTTACGGTTTAATCTTGGCTCGACCATCCGCCGGCTTGCGGCGCCGGTCGCGCTGTGCGCCTGGCGCTGGCGTCACTACAGCATGGCCTTCAATCATCGGCTGTAATGCTTTCAGGTGTGACACTAGTTCGCGGTCGATGTCCTCAACCGTGCGAGTAATATGTTCCGTGCGCGTGGTCTCGCGGAATAGATCGATCCCAGCAACTTTGCCCAGAGCGATGAGGCTTGTTACTTGCACTGTCTCTTTTTCGGCTGACGTTGCTAGGATCATAAGTCTGTTAGTGATCCATTCTCTTGTCAGCCCCGCTGCAAGCGTTGTTAATCCGTCACGCTTATCTTGCAACTGCCGCAGCTTGGCCGACACCATCGGATTGTGTGCCGCTTCAGCTGCCTTGCGCCTTATCGATCCTTCCGACATGCCAGCGCAGTCATACGCCCGGCGATAGGCCTCAACATCGCTGAGCCCGGAAAAGCTAAGCGACACGTACACTTGCTGCTTGGATGTGAGACCGTCAAACGGATCGTTCGGATCCAGGTTGCGGCTTGTTCCGGCTTGAACCGAATCGGCAAACATTGGCGGTTTCAACCTTGCGGCAACATCAGGGTTGCCAGCGCTTTACCACACGCCGGGGCGCGCTCGCAACCCTCAGTGTTTCCAAGGCCTTGCACGAATTATGCCCTAACCTTCTTAATGGGTATTGACACGGGCCCGTTATTCCTTGATAGTGGGATCACTAAAGAGCGAATAGAACAACCGAAACAAAGGAACCGGACCAAAATGATCCTTCACCAGTCGACAAACTTCAAGGCGCTAGCGGACCGCATAGGCGGCATTGCGCTAGAGCATATCAACTCCGGCGACTCCGTCTACTTCCAGCCCGGCGACGACGCCAACACCTTCCGCGATAGCGTTGAGGCGCTAGAAGAAGTGCCCGAAGCCAAGCGCGACACAATCTTTGACATGATCGCCTCTAACTACTTCGAATGACGCACTAGCCAAAGCCGCGCCAAGCCGCGCGGCTTTCACTAGATCGTCAACCCTCAGAAGGAACCGGACCAGATGAACCCCGATGAAATCAGCCGCGCACTGGCACATGCGGTAACCACCTATGACCGCAAGCAAGAAGCCAAAGCCAAGGCAAACCCGCGCGCCTATTACAATCATTACGCGTTGCCACAATACCTTGGCCGCGTCGCCGATATCGTAACCGACATTCGTCAGGGCGCGGACCATAGTGCCGCTGTGTGCGCCGGCTTTACGCCCGGACCGTTGCGCAACGCATGCCTCAAAGCCCTAGGCCTTAGCTCTTCCAACGTCGAAAGCTATGGCAATTACAAAGGCATGCCGGTTTATGCGCCTGTCTCTAAACGCTGACAATCGAGCCAAACGCCAGCGCAATCTGGCGTTTCACTAGATCGTCAACCCTCCCCGAAAGGAACCGAAAATGTTTACCAAAGACTTTGACCGCTACGTCTGTGAAGGCGACACCATTACCTGCCACGTCGACGGCTTCGACCTCACAGCGCGCATCTACCGCGACGACTGCAGCGATCGGCCCGATGAACGTCAGGACGGCTTCTGGCCTTCCCTTGACCCGCAAAGCGCTGGCTACATTGGCCCGAAATCTCAGCGCACCCTTGACCGGCACATGGCCCGCGCCAAGGCGGTCATGAATGCCTGGCTCAACGATGAATGGTTTTATTGCGGCGTTGCCGTGACCGCGGAAAAGAACGGCATTACCGTGACCGATGAATTCAGCAACGCGCTTTGGGGCATTGAGTGCAATTACCCGACAACGCGCAAAGGCAACCCAAACACCTATCTGCGCGAAGTCGCTAACGAGTACGTCAGCGAAGTGCTGGCGGAAGCGCACGCCAATATCGCCTCACTGGTAGACGCCTAAGCGCTTCGAGCCGAGGCGCCACACGCTCAACGCTGTGGCGCTTCCACTAGAACCGCCTCTCTTGTTTGCAACCCTCCCCCTGAAAGGAAAAACCGAAAATGACCGCCAGCATCAGCAACTCAGCCGACTTGATCGACAGCCGCGATATCATCACCCGCATTGAAGAGCTCGAAACGGACCGCGATGCATTCGTTATCGGCGCGCCGGACGGAACCGAAACAGCCTCGCCCGATATTTGGGCGCTCGAGAACCCGGACGACGACAACGAGCTAACCGCCTTGCTGGCGTTCGCCAAGGACGGCAAGGACTATTCGCCCGATTGGTCGTACGGCGCAACGCTGATCCGTGACAGCTATTTCCGCGACTACGCACAAGAACTTGCCGAAGATCTTTGCGGCGACCAACTGGCAACCGCTACCTGGCCCATGAACTGCATAGATTGGGACCGTGCCGAACGCGAACTGCGCGTGGATTACACGCCCGTCGAATTCGATGGTGTGACCTACTGGACGCGCTGAAAGCTCTTACCAGCGCCGCGCCAGGTGCGCGGCGTCAGCAAGCACTTTTGCCTTGAAAGGAACCCGACCGATGAAAACCCAAGAAACCTACTGGACCTATAAAGCCCCGCCGACGCCCGAACTAAGTGACTTGCCGGAAGGCACGTTCAACGGCACGGAAGCCGCTTGGCACAGCCTTACGCCCGGCATGCGCCGCGAGATTTACCGCTCTGCAATGAAACGCGCCGCCAACGCCGCGCCGAAAGGAACCGAAAATGTCTGACGGGCATATCCGCTCGAACCCGCAGCTCTTAGGGCACTCTGCTTATAACGCCTCACTCCGCGCCGTGCCAAACTATGCCGATGGCACGCCGCGCAAAACGTGGGAACAACTCGACGCTTTCACTCGCGGATCTTGGGAACGCATACCGCGCATGACCCTGCCGGCCAAACCGGAGGCGATTTTCAACCTGTTGACCAACCCCTGAACGTCAACCGGAAGGCGCGAACCCTCCCCGCGCCTTCTTGACGGACGCTCAACCGATCGCCCGCTATCCCTGAAAGGAAACCGAAAATGAAAGTCTTTGTCGCCGTCTATGAGCATCGCCACGGCACTGACGTGACCGTATTCGCCACACACGACGCCGCATGGGCGCTAAGGCAGGAAATCGCGCGCGATTGGTGGTCGGACGTATTCAGCGCCGCCGTGCCCGCGCCCAAAGACCCGGAAATTGCCGCCGACCGCTATTGGGAAGCGGTGAACGACGAGTATTTCAACGTCTTCGACCGCGACGTTATCGAAGCCTGACCGCATCAACCCTTGAAAGGAAACCGCAATGCGCTCGCACCCCTCAGAATCGCCCATAGATGCCCCAGGAAGCTCCTCCGGGCTTTTGTTGAGCCTTAGCCATGCCTTGCCGCGCGATAACCCTCTGGCGCGATCTGCAAGGCGCCTGGCGCACCGCTTGAACCAATACGCTCGGCCGCCGCGGCCTTTGGCGCTCGAGGCCGCCGAATTGCTAGCTAGGCTTCTGGACGAAACCGACGACGATCTCGGCGCCGACGATAGCGAGCTCCTCGACAGCGATTTCGATAGCTGAAAACCGGAGGGCGGCGCACTTATTCATCGCGCCCGGATGCGTCGCCGCCGCGGTTCAACTATCAACTTACAGATAGAGCTTCCTAGTCGCTTAAGGGATATACACTCGTATATGCCTTATAGTATATCATACCTATTACAACTGTATATCTCTTAAGCTACTTAGAAACCCTATTCCTGTCTATATACCTTGATAAAACTACAACCGCTGAAACCCTGCGGCGGCGGCGGGTTAGTCCGCTTAATGCCTACCAAACGAATGCGCTTAGAACCGAGCAACCGTGACAAGTACCTACACGCTAGCTTGATAACGCCGAACGCAACCGTTTTCAAACCGACCGAAAAACCGACCTTTCAGCCGTCTTGACTACTCAGAGAGCATCTGCTAACTCTGCAATCGTGTCTAGCCGTACCCATAGGTAGTAACCGCCATGCCCGACAGCCTTGCAATCTCCGAATCCAGCGCGGCAACGCCAACCGTAGCTAAGAAAAAGAAGCCGCGCAAACCCGACATTACCGCGGACATTGCGCGCCATCACCTGGCCTATAACAAGCACACTGGCCTGTTGACCTGGAACCGCGACCGGAGTCGCACGGCCAAAGCTGGCGATGAGGCGGGCTGCCAGACCAGCAATGGCGCGATTATCGTCGGCATTGAGGGGCGCATGTACAGCGCCGCGCGCGTCATCTGGCTGATGGTGACTGGCGAATGGCCTAGAGGCCGCCTACGCTTCAAAGACGACGATCCGCGCAATTTGCGCTGGAACAATCTTGTTGAACGGCGCGACCTGTTGAGCCTCAACCACACCGCAGTTTACCAGCGCCGCTATCGTAAAATCAAAGCGCTCGCCATGCGCCGCATCAATGCCAGCCGCACCGATACCGTGACCTACCAGACCGCCAGCCAAGGCGAGGCCCAGGCTATGCTGCGCCGCTACATGGACATGGTCCTGGACGACCTGCTGCGCAATGACGCGCCAGATCCTTCGGAGCGTTGAACATGCGCCAGCCAATCGCCCCAAAGGCTTATGAACTCATCCGCGACGCCGGCAACCTGCTCGACGCAATGGCCCTCCACCACGTCCTGCGCGCGGCGCATCCCAAGAGCGACCCGCTGATCCTGCGCCATAACGCCCTGATCCCGCGCATCCGGCTCGTTACCGACTATGATTCGGTTTACAATATGGAAGCGCAAAAGCTGCAGAAGCCTCCAGGCTGGACGCCTAGCAAAGCTGAAAGCGCGGCCATCAAAAAAGGCGAATTCGTTATGCACCCCGAGCCGGTTCTGCCGCACACCGACACCCGGGCGCTAATTCACGACCTGTTCGCGCTCATCGATGATTTTCCGTACCTTAGGAACATGCTCTTCGCCGGCCGCTATGCCGATCTGCTGGCGCTGAAGAAAGCGCCAGGCCGCGAATGAAAACCGTAGCCGCCAAGCTCATCCAGAAAGCCGACCGCAGCGACCTCTTCATGGCCGCGATCGCGCTCGCCTTCTTCACCGCCTGCCTCATCGTTCTCTGAAAGGAACCGAAAATGCCGACCATCGAAATCAACGAAGCTGTCGCCCGCAAAGTCCTCGAAATCGTGGATCAGGGAGTCGTTTACGGCCTTGGGATCCAAGAGCCGGGGAAGTTTTGTATCGAAGCAGCTGTGTGCTATGCCCTCGGGCTGCCGCATGGCGACGATCCGCAGTGCGTTGCGCCGTCCTTGCGTGCCCTCAAGATCAGGCTGAATGATCGCCCGTGGTCCAGCCCCCAAGCTCGCGCCAAGGGCCTGCGCCGGCTCGCCGTCGCCCAGCTGGGCAGCAAAGACACCTTGGACGAAAAGGCTTTCGTCAAGCGCCTGGTCGATTACGCCATCCGTACGTCCGTCCCGCTCGCCTTGCGCGCCGCGGCGTCGGTTCACAAGGACAGCAACCACAAAGCTGCCTTGCTGCTTGCTGCCGATCGATGTGAGAAAGAAGGCACACGAAAGTCGGCACACGACGCGCGAGCCGCCGCCGCCGCCGCCGCCGCCGCCGACGCCGACGCCGCCGACGCCGCCTACGCCGCCGCCGCCGCCGCCGCCGCCGCCGCCGCCTACGCCGCCGCCGCCGCCGCCTACGCCGCCTACGCCGCCGCCTACGCCGCCGCCGCCTACGCCGCCGCCGACGCCGCCGCCGCCTACGCCGCCGCCGACGCCGCCG